AGGACGAAATAAACACGAATTACAACGTATTCACGATATTATGATAAACGCAAACAAAGTTGAATTATTAGGCTATTACGGATCGGACGAAACAATCGCGTTAAGCGCTTGGACTTCAACGAGCCGCGAATTATCGGACGAAAAGCGCGAACGAATACCGGGATTAATCAATCAACTTTGGAGTGCCGATCCAGTGCCGCACGGGACACCATTTGAAAAAGGAATGGTTCATTTTTTAGTTACGGCCGACATTGCAACGCATATCCACTTTTTAAAGCATCGAATTAGCAGCATAAACGCAGAGAGCGCGCGTTACAAGGAGCTCAAGGAAGACAAAGTATTCGTTCCGGTGGATTTCAAGCACGCTCAATTGAATTATGATGAAATAACAGATCCGGAGGCTCACGAGTTTTTTGTACAGCAGCTACACGAACCGTATAACTGGGGTAGCGCTTTATCATTATTCAGCAGCCTATCAAACGCGCTATATCACGAAGCTGTTAAGCAGCTAACGCCGCAACTTGGCAGAAAGCGCGCAAAAGAGTCGGCAAGGTACTTTAAATTGTATAACTCGCAGATAACCTTTGATGTGATGTTCAATCTTCGATCCTTCCATAATTTTTACACTCAAAGAGCCGACAAACACGCTCAGGTAGAAGTCCGTGAAATTGCCCTACAAATGATGGAATTGGTTAAAAGCATTGAAGGCCAACCGTTTAAACATACCTTAAAAGCGTGGGGCGTTTAGTCGAAGCGCGCGAATTTAAAAAGCAATATGATGACGCCTGTATAAACGAACCATACAAGGCGCGGTATTTGATTTATAATGAATTAGAACAGGCTTTTTTTGCGAAAAAAGGGCGTAAAAAATACAAGAATTACGGAGTTTTCCGGAAATGCCTATCTATTATGCGAAAAAACGAACGAAAAAAGGTTAAACGGCTATAATGTTACCCAAAAAAAGCGGTAAAACGTGCAATATCATACCATATTTGCACAAATGGCACTATTTGACCAATTCAAGGCCTTAATCGGCTCCAAACCGGAACAGCGCTCGACGTTGTCGAATCCTTCAAGCTGGTTTATCGAATGGCTAAACGGCGGGCCTTCCGTTGCCGGTCAAAAGGTCAATCCGGAAACAGCGCTAAAAGTATCCACCGTTTACGCGTGCGTAAGCTTACTTTCTCGCACAATTGCAAGCCTTCAATTAGGATTTTATAGAAAGTTAGATGACGGCTCCGAAGAGATTACAGGCACTCCGGAACAATATGCGGTTTGTATTGAGCCAAATGACCGGATGACCTCCTACACTTGGCGGAGTACATTTATGCTCCATTTGATGATGAGAGGCAACGCGTATGCCAAATTGAAGTTTGACCGTACAGGCCGCGTTTCCGGATTCCAAATACTCCATCCGGATTTTGTTGAACCGTACCTTTATAAAGGTAAAATATTTTACAAAAACACAAACGAGGGAGTAAGCGAAACGCTTGACTCCGGAGAGGTTCTCCACATTCGGAATTTCTCCGATGACGGCATTGAAGGCAAAAGCCCGCTAACCTATGCGCGTGAATCCGTCGGAATGGCACTGGCTGCAAACGACTATGCCGCTGCAATGTACGAAAATGGCGGCGGCCTTCGCGGAATAGTAGAAACTCCTATACCGTTGGATCAAAAGCAGGCCGACTTTATGCGTGAAAATTTCCTTCGCGTGATGCGCAACTACAAAGAAACGGGATCGATCGGCGTATTAGATCGCGGTGCTAAATTCCAACAAATTGCACTCAGCCCAAAGGATGCACAATTCATCGAGTCGTCAAATATGACGGTGCGAGAAATTGCCCGCTTTTTTGGAGTTCCGCTTCATCTTATTGGCGACCTTGAACGCGCCACTTTTGGCAATATCGAACACCAGTCAATCGAGTTCGTAACGCACACAATCCGACCAATAGTTAAAAATTTTGAGGACGAATTGAACCGCCGCGTTATACGCAAATCCGACCGAGCTAACTATTTTTTCCGCTTTAACCTTGACTCTTTGTTACGCGGTGACACCCAAGCACGCGCACAATATTACTCCCAAATGCTAAACGCGGGAGTTATGAGCTTGGATGAGGTTCGGCGCCTTGAAAATATGAATCCAATTGCGGATGGACTTGGCAAAAAGCATTATATCCAGGTCAATATGACTACTCTTGAAAATTTACAAGCTCCTAACAATGACTCACAACAGTAGAACAATATCGGACGCAGAAGTACGTCTTGCAAATATTGGAGCGCTCGAACAACGGGCAGAGGGTGACAATTCAATGAGAATTGGCGGTACGGCTGCAATATTTGATACTTATACTTCGATGGGTTGGTATTTGGAAAAGGTGAACCGTTCCTTTTTTGATGGAATGGACACGTCTAAAACCGCAGCTCTAAAAAACCACGATTCAAATTTAGTGCTTGGCAGAACGGCAAACAATACACTCCGATTGACGGTCGATGACAAGGGTCTGCAATACGAAGTTGACCTACCGGACACGCAAATAGGCCGCGACACTTATGAGGAGGTTAAACGCGGCGACATATTCCAAAGCTCATTCCAATTTACGGTCAAAGACGAAAATTGGAGCGAATTAGATCCGGATGAACTACGAGGCAAAATTCCCGACGAATGGATCGACCGGGCAATCTATGGTGGTAAAGTACAAGTTAGGGAGCTGCTAAAAGGCGGCACGCTTTACGACGTTGCTCCGGTTACTTTCCCAGCTTACCAAGATACAACAGTGGCCAAGCGTTCATTTGAGGGCGCAAAAAAAGTAGAAGCTCCAAAAAACCAAAACATAAACATCCGGTTAGCAATTGCGAAGGCAAACGCGGCCGCTTTTTTAAATTCAATTACTTTTTAAAGATGACCTTAGAACAAATCCAAGATCTAAAAAAGCGGCATGACAACGCAGTAGCCGCAATGAAGGAAGCCGCCTCCGCGCTTAACGTGGAAGGGCTTACCGATGTCCGCAAATCCGAATTGGAGGCAACTTTCGCCAAGGCTGAAAAGGAGCAGGAAGAAGCTTACCAATCCTTTCAACGCAGCCAAAAGGCGTTTGAAGCTGAAAAACGATCAGCGGAGCTTTTTTATGAGAACGAGGAAAGAGGAGGTCGCGCAAATGATAAGCGCAATCCTGAGGAAGTAAACGCCGACTTTAACGCAGTTTTCCGCAAGTACATAATTCAAGGTGAGGCACGCATGACAGATGCCGAGCGTTCTATTTTGGAAAAACGTGGAACCAACACGTTAATCGCTGGCACTAACTCTTTGGGCGGCTTTACTGTTCCTGTTAGCCTTGCAAATCAGATCATTGAGTCGATGAAGGCGTACGGCGGCGTTTTGGAAGTTGCAAATTTGCTTTTGACTGATTCCGGAAATACCCTAAATTTCCCTACTAACAATGACACGAGCGCCAAAGCGGTACTCGTTGCCGAAGGCAGTGCCGCGACCGTTCAAGACACTACATTTGCACAGGTTGCCGTTGGTGCGTATACTTATCGCGATCTTATTAAGCTTTCAAAGGAGCTTATCCAAGATAGCGCATTTGATATTGAGGCGTATGTTGCTAACTTGATGGGAACTCGCTTTGGACGCGCTGCAAACGAAAGCTGCACAACCGGTACAGGATCTTCCCAGCCTCAAGGCGTTGTAACAGGTTCAACACTTGGTAAAACCGCCGCGTCCGCTACTGCAATCACTTTTGCCGAGATTCTTGACTTGGTGCACAGCGTAGACCCCGAATACCGTCGCAACGGTCGCTTTATGATGCACGACAATGTACTTGCATATATCAAAAAGCTGTCAATCGGAGCATCTGACGCGCGTCCTTTATGGCAGCCTTCCTTCATCGTGGGTGAGCCTGCTACAATTGACGGATTCCAATACGTCATCAACCAGGACATGGACAGCACGATCAACACCGCTTCCAAGTTGATTTTGTTCGGCGATTTCAGCAAGTACTTGGTTCGTCAATCTCGCGCGCTTGAAATTTTGCGGAATGAGTACTTGTACATGGGTACTGGCGAAATTGGATTGTTTGGCTTCGCTCGTTGGGACGCGAAACTACTTGACACCGCAGCAGTTAAGCACCTAATCACCGCTTAGTTATGACTATTCGCGTTTTAGACAGTCTTGTTGGACATGACGAGGACGGCGACTTTGGATACGGGAAAGGCATCCATAAAGACGTACCGGAATCACGCGCCAAGCGGCTAATCAAAGATGGCTTAGCAGTTATTGCAGAAGTCCTAATTGAAGCA